GCACTTTCTAATTTAGATTCTAGCTCTATACAAAATTCTAACAACTCAGTAGTAGTTGCACTTGCAGCATTAGCAACGGTTATTGAACCATTTGCAGTTGGTAGCGTACCAGAACTAGCCGTAACGGTAATATCAGCTATGGCACTTTGCTGAACAACAGGTGTTGCATTAAAAAATGCTAGTTTTTGTGTTGTAGCAGTTCCTATTTTTGTACCTGTTGTAGTGTTAAAAACTAAATTAACAGCATCAGCAAGGGTAACAGCATTAGCATCAACAGAAAGCTGTGTATCAAGTGAACCAGCATCCATTACCTGCAAGTTTAACTGTCCATCCTCTTCATCATCACTAGCATCTATAATTACAGATTCAATTGCAGCATATTCAACACCTGCTGGTACAGTATCAGTTTCATTTGCACCATCATTTTTTCCTTGAAAAGTTATAGTTGATAAAACATCATTATCTTGACCAGCACCAGTATCACCCCTTCGATGAAATAACAACACGTCAGCAGAACTTCCAGAACTATTTAAATCACTTTCTATACAAAAACCTGCTGTAGTATCAGCACAAGATAAATGTAATGGAAATGTAGGATCTGCTTCATGGATTCCTACAAATTCACTTTTTAATCTTATTCTAGAAGCTAATGTTCCAGCAGCAGTTGACATTAAATCTAAAATGCCATCTTCAGAAGTATTACTAGCATCTGAAATTTGTGCTGCGATTGTTGCATATTCAACAGCATCACCATTATCATCTTGTCCTCTAAAAACTAAATTTCCTAAATTATCATTATCTGCCGGTGAAGCAGAATTTCTATATAAAACAAGATCCGGTGCTGTATCAACTCCAGCATCGGTGTTCTCTATAATTACTTGATCAGTCGTGTCTGTACTAAACAGATGTAATTGTGCAGCAGCAGTTCCAGATCCTAATTGCAATCCTGTAGAAGCAAAAGATGCTATTTGTACTTGACTACATGAAATACCAATTTCGTCATCTGTAACCCTAAAGAAACCAGATGTACCAGTGTCACCTATAAAACCAACACTAGGAGCGGACGCACTTCCGTTAGGAATGCCCCTCAGTATTGTTGTTAATTGTATTTTCTTGTTTTTATTAGCGTTTGCAGCTTCACTAACATCAATGACGGGGAAAACATCAGTAGCTACTGGTGCGGTTAATTCAGTAAGTGCTGTGATCTTCCTATCTGCCATTTATTTTTCAGTAGTTGCCTCTATCTTACCTTCTAATTTGTTTAACAACTCAGTAAGTTTTTTTAATGATCCTTGATTTTCTAAAATAGGTTGAGTTGCATTATTAATTTGTGTTTGTTTTTCGTTTATAGCTTTTTTTGCTTCTTCTTGTAATGCTTTAATTTCTTGCTGTAGTAAAGAAACTTTTTTTACATCAATTTCTAATTGTTCTTTGATTGTTGCGATTTCTTCTTTAATAAGATCAACGGGGTTATTCATGCTTTTAATGTGTTTTTTATATTTTACTAAGCTGCTTCTAAGGCCGCAACTTTAGTCTCCAATGTTTCAATTTTTGTAATTGCTTCTTGTAATGCGGCAGTAAGTAAAGGAACAATCTTAGATTGATCTATTGCTTGATAAATTGGATCACCTAAATTACCATCCGGTGCATCTTCCGAATCTATCATTGCTTGAGTAATAACTCCATCTTTTTCTTCACTGATAGCTTCTGGAACTGCTGTAACTTCATGTGCAAAAAAACCATCAACAGTTTTACTAGGACTAGCTTTAAAATTAAATCTATATGGTTTTAATGTTTTTAATCTTGTAATACCGTCAGAAATTGCAACAGCATTTTCTTTTAATCTGTAATCAGAAGTTGTATTAAATGTTGTACTGTCCACAGCACTTTTTATACTTCCAACATTAGTTCCAATAGAGTTACGACAAATTAGTACATTTCCAGTAGTACTTCCAACAGCTCTACCATGTTGTAAATTAAGTATTGTTTTATTACCAGTAGAAGGTTTTTCCATATGACAAATACTTTCAGAACTTGTACTCTCGACTGTTAATTTTGCTCCACTAGCGTCTGCTGTAGTAGTACCAATACATAAAGCACCGGCAGATGTAAGTCTCATTTTTTCATTACCACCTACATCAAAAATTGTCTCCGCATTAATTAGTTTTAAATTAAAATTACTAGATCCAGTATTTCCTAAAGTGATTTGTGCTGTACCATCATCAGTATTTTGAACTTTTAATATTGTTGTACCAGATCCTTCCACACATAATTTTTGATCAGGGTCTGTATCACCAATACCAACCGAACCATCAGCTTTACAAGTAAGCATAGAAACATAAGAACCTGAAGTAAAATTTTGTATTTGGAAATTATTAGTTGCGGCTACATTTCTTATCCTCCATTTATCCGCATTGTCATCCCCTTCATCTGCTTGTAAAACTATGTGTGCATTATTTGCCTCAAAACCTGTAATTGTCAATTCCGCGGCACCACTTGGATCAGTTATTTCAATTCCAGTAGAATTTAAAGAGAGAATTGTATTTCCAGCCCTTTGAAGTAGAAGCTCGCCAGTACCATTATCGTTAATAATAGAATTACTGCCATTATGCGAGATGGTAAGGTCTGCACCGTCACCAAAAGTTGCCTTTGCATTATCAGCAAATTCAAGTGCATTATCTGATTTGTCAAAAACTACATTTGCCGCTGCTCCTGTGAAAGTTACATCACCGTCATGGGTCGCACCATCATCAGTAACCGTTCCAGTGACATTTAATCCAGTAGCACTAATATTTAATCTTGTTGTACCAGCTATTGCAACATCAAAATTACTAGCACCGGAACTAAAAATACCAGTATTTAATTCATCTCTAAAACCAAGAGCAACAGCACTAACTGATCCATCTTCAAGTGTTAACGTACCATCAAGTTGTAATAATTCTACCCATGCTGAGTTTGCACTATTTCTTATCTTTAAAATTCCTGTATTAGTATCAGCCCAGAACATATATGCTGCTGTCGTAGAAGGAGCAGATGCACTACTATTATTTGTTAGTATTGCTTGCAGTACATTATTTAAATCACTACGAAAACTAGCCCCCGATTGGTTTGCTAAATCATAATCATGTGTTGCCATAAGTCAGTTATACCAATGGGTTTGAGAGTTTAAGCACCTTCTGCACCATAGCCGTTTGCATGATATGCAAAAGTGCGGTCAATAGCCGCATTTGAACTATTGAAAAAAGTAATAGAGAAACCTTGTCGAGTCTCACTACTAATTACATAATAGTCACCTGTTGCCATATTACTAGCAGTTATACCAATTTTAGGAGTTTGATAAAATGCTTTATCAAAAGTTATCGCTTTTGCACCTGCTCCGCTAGTAGTAGATGCGCTTTCTGTTCTATTATCAAATAATATTTGATAGCCTAATTCATCGACTAAAGGTGTTTGATCTGTAAAATTTGAACTTAAATCTGCTTTAAATTGAAATATCCTGCCTGTAAATCTACCATTTTCCATTGGTATGAAGTCATCGTACGTTTGTGAATCTTCTTGACTAAATTTGTTGCCATCTTCTAATAAGATAAATTCTGTATTTTCATCCTCTATTTCATCATCAGTTGGTGCGTCATTACTTTTTCTAAACTGCATTACACAATTAGTTTCATCAGGTAAATCACCGTCAAAATCTGTCCATTCATCTATATTTGTAAAATGCAAATCAATAGTATTGTTTGGATATAAACCTCTTGTTTTTAAAATACGTTTAAATTCAACTGTAAATATCCCACCTAGATCAACTTTGTCTTTAAAAAAATATTCTCCGGAAGGAAACAGTTCAGCACCAAAATCAATACTACCTAAATAACCCTCTTCAAAATCAACTTTATCATCTATTAAATCATCATTATCCAAAACTAAAGCATCATACTGTGATGAATAAAAAACATCATTGAATTGGCCTTGAAATGGTGGAGAATCAGTATCCTCTCGTCTTGTTTGCACTAATAACTTGGGTCTTTCATCTGGGATATTTATAATATGTTTTAAAGCTGTATCAGACTTATCACCTTCAGCATCTTTAAACTTAACCATATATGTACCATTTACCAATGGCATAATTACATAATCGGTTGTTGCAGAAACTTCTCTTAAAAATGTAGAGTTAGGCCATAAAGCAGTACCATCAGTAAAAGTAGAATGTCTAATTATTGCTGTAAATTCTTCTGGGTTACCACCAAAATCTGTTGGAAATTTCCATTTTAGTATTACTTCATTTGTAGTAGTAACTTGAATACTCATTATGGTTGTGGATTTGGAACACTAGCTTGTTTTAAAGATTTTACTGACGGGACTTTAAATAAACCAGAAAAAGCATAATTTGATTCTTTAGCACTTGTTATACTTAAAGCTTTTACTCTAAAAAAATAACTTTTACCAGCCTTTGCATTGTTAAGTTCAAAAATAGTTTCATCAACAATTTCATTCTTATATGTACCACCACCTTGTTTAAAACCTACATTAAATTTTACGTTAGCTGCATTTATTCCTCTTGACCAACTAAAGATCAGTCTAATTATTTGTTGTGATTGTTGTTGAACTAAAGTGGCTTGGACATTTAAATCTTCCGGTACTGTTGGTTCGTTATTAAAAGCAGTAACATCTTCAAAATCTAATTTTGCTTTTACACTTGTTGTTGTATCGTCAACAACATCATATAATGAATCGTTAAATTCTAATCCAGTTATTGTGTAAGTATTATCATTATTATCTTTTACATTAATACATCTAAATTTTTGAGATTTGATTGAGCTTCTTTCTATGACATAAACTGAATTTTGCAAAGGAAGAGAAGATGGTGCCGATAATATATTTATCCTTCCGTCAGAGGTAATGGCGTTTATTGCAATTTTTTCTACTGTACCATCAGATAGAGTCAGACTTATAAAATCTGTAAAAGAATCTATATCAAGTAAACTTGCCGAATAATTTATATCAACAACAATATGAGAGGTAGTTGAACCAGCACCTACACGACCAAATAATCTTATACCAGCCCTCATTTCATCTGAAACTGAAAATATTTGACTAGGAAGAACTGAAAGTCCATCTAAACCTGTACTAAAACTCACAATATGACCATCTAGTTTTTCAGCATTTAACATCCATTGACCCATTCGTTGTGCTTGGTATTTTGAAGAGCAACCAAAAGCAATTATTTCTTTAATGTTATAACCATATTTTTCAATCAAATCATAATCTTCTACAACAACAACATTAGGCTTATAAAAATTATCGGGGTCGTTATAACTTACCCAAATAGAACTTGATCTTGTTTTTAAAGAAGATCCTTTATATGAAAATACTCCTCCGATTACATTAGAATTGTTGTATAAATGTACTGGATCTTGGTCTGCATTAGTTGTATGTGCTGCGTTTGAACTACTTATATTGTTTGATACTCCATGATCTGCTGTGACATTAACTGTATTTGATCCCCAATAAGACATACCTCTAAATACACTAGCTAAGTTCTGTAAAACTTTATAAGCTTCTGCTTGTGAACCAATTACTGTATTTATTGCAAACCTTGGCTCTTTACCATCAGGTGTGCTTACTAATTGATTAGCATACTTTGCTAAAGGATATAAATCTATCCAATTAAGGTTGGACGAATCTATAAATTCACCACAACCATAACGTTTATTGATCAAAATATTATAAAAAATACACACAGGACAAGTTGTCCATGCAGAGTTTGTTTTTAAACTACCATTAAAATTACCAGTAAATTCTAAGCTGCCATCACTACGAACACTTGCATTATGAGGAATTTTTACTAATAATCCTTTTACTAAATATGATCTAGATGGCAAAGATGAGAATAATTCAGTTGATAATTTTAATCCTACACAAGCGGTATAAGGGTACGCTGTTCGTATATTTTGCCTTTCTATAAGAGATGTCAAGATTAAACGATTACCTCTACTGTTTGCTAATGAAGTTTTTTGGTTTATATCAGTAAAATCAAAAAATCTTACTTCGAAGTCTTCTTCTGCTCTAGGTTTTTTCTTTTTATTTCCATCTGTAAAACCGCCTCTAATATGTTTTATTACTTTGATAATATATGGTGGTTTGCCAGAAAGATATATTGGCCCTACTTTAAACTGATAATTTGATGTTGAAATACCTTCAAGATTTAAATTTTTGACTAATTTAAATTTAGAACCTTTACTTTTTACAAATATTTTAATCCTTATAATTGCGTTAAATAACTGGCCTCTTGCGACTCCTTCCATCCCCTGACAAAATAATGAAGGAACAGTAAATAACATCTCAAAAGAATCAGTATCTTCATCAGTGATTTGTGTAATTACTTCGCCCCCTCCATAATTTCTTGTTTTAACTTGATTTGAAGAGGTAAGCACTTCATTGTAATTTTCGCCTACTTCTTCACTTATATTTATTACGGAAGAATTTGTATCTTTATGACCTTTAAAAGGTTTTTGAGTTTTTGTTCCTGTTCTATATTCAACACCTATGTCGGCCTTTGAATAATTAACAGTATCATCTATTTCGATAGCTGCTGTCTCGTTAAGAAAAATTCCCTTTTTTCCATCAACAACTCCTTCTATTGGCCCTTCACATAGTAAGTCAACTATTTTAATGATACTTGTAGAATTTAAACCCATGATTAATTGCCTTTAAAAAACTTATAGCCAATTCTTCTTATTATCATTTGTGTATAACTGGTACTTAACAATTCTTTATCTACTATTTCTATAAAAAGGTCTAAAGGATGTTCATCGTGAAAAGCAGGTTGAAAATTAAATACGTATCTTATTGTTTGATTTTTAAGCATAAGACCTTGCACTGTAATTTGTTGATTTAAAAGCGTACTTTCAGATTCTGGAGCAAAAACAATCACTTTAAAAGTAATATAACCATGAATTAATGTGGTACCTACTGCTCCTACCCTATCTAAAAGCCCCTTAAAATCAATCATTAACATCATATTCTGACTATTACGTTCACCACTTTCATCAACATCAAAATCATTACAAATTTTTTGTCTACCTTTTTTATTTAGCTGTATATTATTTCTATCTATTTGAAACTTAACTCCCTGATAAGTTGATGGTTTTTTTTGAAGAGGTACTCTTGTCATTTTCATGCCTTCATATATCTCAACTTTTTTCTTATTTATTCTTATTTCATTCCCATTAACTCTGACAGTATTCGGACTGGGTGGTTCAAAATGTGTCATCAATTTATCACTTTCATTTTCAATTTCTATTGCTGTACTTATCAAATGTCCACCTATTAATGCTTTACCATAAACCACAGGAATTGTTTTACCAATACCGACAGTATTTGCAGCACCTCTATAAGCATAACTTTGTTGCCCATCAGCACCCCTTTCTATAGAAGAAGGCCCACTTAAAAAGCCACCTTGACCAACATTAATACTTTGATCAAATGTAGGCTGTTGTGGAGCAAGCATTTCTCCAACACCCCTTACAGCTAAAGCAAGACCTATATTACCAATAGCAGCACTAATTCCAACACCGCCTGAAAAACCACCTAGACCAAAAGATAAACTTGTTCCTCCTGTCCCAATCGCAACACCAACTAAAATTGCACCTATTATGAACTTACTTACTCCTTTACTACCTGCAATTACAGGTGTAATTACTAAATCATGTTGTCCTAACGGTAAAAATAAATCTGATTCAGATAATTCTTGATCTACTTGTGTTACTTTATAAACTATTCCTTTTTCATGTGAAGTGGCAAGATGTTTAGCTAAATCTGAATAATTTATACATAAAAGTTTTATTGCATCTGCAGGTGATCTAAGATCATGAAAAATATGAGTTTGACCCCATCTCTCACCTAATTCATCTAGCAGCAGAATTTTATGCTGCATATCTGAAACACCCTACAGTTCTTTTTCTATAATAATGGTTATAGTATTCAGAACAACTTAATGAATCAAATTTTTGATGTAATATCATATCGTCTGCTAAAACAATAGCTCCATGCATAGGTTCCTTTGTCCATATTTTCATAATTAATACATCATTAGGTTTTCTTTTATTAATATCTACTTCATCAAAATTTAATTTCTTTGCATCATTCAAAAAAATACTTTTGCAAGTATCAACATCGTCAGGTCTTTTGTAATCTGGTAAATTAATTCCAAGCAAAGCATAGTAATCACGTACGATTGAATAACAATCGAAAATTCCATACTTCCATTGTCTTCCTATTAAGGATTTATAATCGACCATTTATCTTTAGTGTTTAAATATATATACCATTTTATTTTAATTGCTTTGCAAGCATCTATATCAGGTTGACTTGGTTCTTGACCTTCTGGATGTGAATGAACAATGTATTGTAATGTTCCTTTTGATCTAGCTTTTAAAAAATCTTTTGGATGTATTGCAAAATTTTCTTTTGGTGTATCAGAAATGTTATTACAAGGATAATAGATATCATCAACAACAATCCCACAAGATTCCTTTGGTGCTTCTTTTAGTGCATGTGCTTTTGCTGCTGTTTTAAATGTCATTTTATAATTGTATTCTTGCATTTATAAAACCACCAAAAGGTAAATCTGTAGGTTTCTTTTTTGTTCCTCCTTCACCATATTGTCCGAACCTTGCAACACAACTTGAATATTTATGACCACATTTATCTTGTGCTTGTTTTTGTGCAAGCGTTCCAGAAGTAATCTTTACATCATCTGCTGTAAAGCAAGCTTGTCCTTTATAACCACATTCCGGACTACCAGAATTTCCTGCTGCGGCATCTGCAGCACTTCTATACTTCCAAGGGCAATGTTCTGTAATTTGTCTTTTAGGTATTCTTAAATTTTGTAAATTAATTTTAGGTGTTAATTCAAATTCTACAAATTCTGGGTTTTCTTCACTAATTCTATCTATATACCAAATATCATTTTTATTAAAAATAGCAGTTGAATCAGCATTTGCATTTGTACCTGCAAAATTAGATGAATTTAAAAATTTTACACAAGTTTGTACTCTTTGAACACTGCCACCTAAAGGATTATAAAGCTGTATAAATGCAGATAACACATTATTAACATTGGAAACTTTAAACTTTGGTCTTGGTAAAGTTCCTGTTGTTGTTTTATCAAAACCTGAGACTTCTACAGGAAAAGCCGAATATGTATGTGAGCCAAATTTAATATCAGATTTAAGTTCATTTGTACCAGCATGATATCTTATGACTTCATCAATACCATTAACATCAGCAGTATAACTCAAAACAAACAAAGTAATAACAGCAGATGGATCAAGCTTTTGAATCTCTTCACTAATTTTTGAAGAAGCTGGTGAAATTTGTGAACTTGTCATGCTTCTGCGACCTCTTCAAATGTTGCTGTAATTGTAGCTCTATTTGCAAAAGGATTTGTTTTATTCCAATCTTTACATATAAAATTACTACTACTTGATTCATTTGGTGGTGTAAATGTAAAACTTTGTACACCAGCCATTAGATCAAGAAAATCTTCTATTTCATCTGATTCTGTTTCAGTAATATTTGTAAAAGTAAAATTAAAAACTTTTAAATTTTGATTAATACCAATCGTTGAACGTTGAGAATAACCCGATCCAAATTGTGCAATACGAATATTAGGTTTTGATATTTTTCTAACACCAAAATCAGGTGCTACTGTAGTTGGAAAGGCAGCCATTAACTTAATAAACCTCCAGACATTTGTTGATTAACAATTTCAGATTGTACTGCTGCCGCTATTATTTGACCTAACTGTTTAGCGGATTGGTCATCACCTTCAACAGAAGACCCAGAAGCGTCAACATTAACTACCACATTAGTCGATCCTCCTCCTGTAGCCTCAACACCAAGATTACCAGAAGATGTACGTTTTAATGGCATTATAGCTTCTGGCGAACCAGCCTCGCCCATTAAACCTAATTTACCAGCCCCACCATATTTAAAATAGGTTGGCTCTGTAATAATTCCACCTTTTGCAAATTTCATCAAACCATCTTTATTAAAAATATTACCTTTTGCAGAAGTTGAGGCAGGTGTAGGTGATAATCCAAATGCACCTAACAAAGGTGTTATCAATGATTGTCTAACATAAATTCTTGTAATATCAGCAATCAAAGAACGTGCAAAATCTTTAAAATTTAATTTTCCTGTCATTACAAAGTTAACAAGAGCATCTTCCATCTTTTTAAAAGCATTTACTGTTGCATCTTGTATTTGTTTATTAACATCACTAATGCTATCTAAATAAGACTGCATACCTGTTTTTAAATTGGCAAATGCTTCACTACCTTTAGTTTTTAAATTACTTGTAGCATCTGAAATGTTATTCATACCTTCAGTTACACTATTAAGTAATTTAGTAAACTCTTCTGGATCTTCAAATAATTGTTCAACAGTAAGTTTTTCTGTATTGTCAAAAATTTCTTTTAATTGATTTTTATATTTACTAATATTATCAACGACATCATCACCACCTATCAAAAATGTACCAACATTTTTCAAACCATCAGTTAAAGTACTACCTAAATCAAAACTTTCAATATTTTGAACATCTTTAAATAATTTCCCAACTAAAGGTATATTTTTTATTTTGTTTATAGTTCCATTTATTGCATTTATTGAACCATTAATAAAATTCTCAAGACTTTTAAAAACATTACTAATTACTTTAGCAAAACCAACAGCAAAACCTTTAACAGCTTCAAAAACATCTACTGAAACTTTTTTTACAACATTAAATCCACCTATAAAAAAGTTTGCAAAATTAGCTATAAATTTTTTTACATTAACTTGATTATTATTTAATGATTTTAATAATTTAGTTGCAAAGTCTTGAATATTTGCACCAATATTTGCAAACAGTCCACCAAAATTTTTCTTTAATTTACCAAATTCAGTATTTAATCTATCACCTGCTGCTGCTGGAGAATCAGCTAGAATTTTTGCATTTTCACCATAATTTTTAAACAAATGTTTGGAGAATCCCATGAAGTCATCAAGGGTTACTTTTCCTTGCTCAAGTGCTTTGTCTAATTCAGCAGGGGTCTTACCCATAGAAGCAGCAAATAATGTAAAAGCTCCAGGCAAGCGTTCACCAAGCTGTTGTCTGAGTTCTTCTGCCGATACTTTACCTTTCGAGAACACCTGAGCAGTCGCTACCATAGCTGATCGCATATCTTCTAATGATCCACCAGTACCTCTAATACCAGAAGCAATTGATAAAAATACATCTTGTGCATCTTCTACAGACTTACCAGCACCTACAACAGAAGCTGTAAGACTTGTAAACTGTCGAACAATAACATCTTGAGGTATTGCTAATGATTCACTTGTCTCTGCTAAGAATTTTTGAGCATTATTATATTTATCAGTATCTTTTATAACTAATTTTAAAGCGAACTGTTGTTGTCTGAGTTGTGCATTATATTTTGCAATTTCTCCAAGGGATTGCCTAGCTCCACCTAAAGCTGCACCAGCAGTACCACCAACTACTGCTCCCTGTACGCCACCAAACAAACCACCAACTGCTGCACCAGCAAAACCTTCTACTCCACCAAAAATACCAGCAGCACCAATTGCACCAGCAGTTTTTGCAGCACCTCGTAACCTGCCACCCATCCCACGACTAGCAGTTCTCTGCATCTTCATCAATGATCTATCTAATCTATTTGCTTCTCTTGTCGCTTCTCTAAATTCACGACTACTCACATCCACTTGCCTTGCTAATTCTCTATAGCCATTAGACAAAGCTCTTGTGTTATTAATGCTTTTTAATTCTGTTCTTTCTTTTGCTTTTAGTTCTCTCATTAATCCTTTAACATCTATACCAGCCTTTTTTGCACCTTTACCCATTTGTGATAACGCACTGCTAAGTCCACGAAGATTTTGTAAACCTTCAGTCTTAAATACAACTTTTAACTCAGTCGTTTCACCTGCCATTATTTTTTATCCTTCTGCATAAGTTTCAATGCTTCGTATTCCATTACTTGTATTCCTTCAAACATAGCAACAGAATCTTTTACTGTATATATTTTACACAAATATTCTAAAGATTTATAGTTTATGCCAGTTAATCCAGCCATACTGACATACCATTGCGTAGATAACTTCCAAAACATATTAACAGTTTCAGTATTTTCTTTCCAAACAATACAATCAATTGTTTTTTTGTTTTGATTTTCGGCTGCGATTTGTTCTTCTGTTGCACCAAATGCTTTTAATGCTTCTACTGTTTCATCGATTACATCACCTTGTACCCAATACTTCGCAACCTCTCTTAGTTTTTTTCAGAAGCTCCTTTCATACTTTCACCATAAGCAACAATTATTGCTTGAACAATATAATGATTTTCCATTACTGCTTCTAAATTATCTTCATCAAAAGGTATCTCATTACCTTCCTCATCTTTGATACCAGACCAACCAATGAGAACAGTTTTGACAAAGTTATCATCACCACCTTCAATCATCTCATCAAAGTTTTTACGACTAACATTTTTAAATTTAGCCGTAAATGTTTCCTTCTTAAATTTACCTT